CCACATGCAGGAAGATCATTAGGCAACCAATAAAACAAACTGTAGTCGGTTAGTCTATACGGGTTGATGGGCAGATCGAGGACATTAACATTTTTGTCTAAGACTGTTCCATCAATGATGGGAGAATTTTTAACATTAAAATAATTGTCAATATCTAGATAACTTACTTTGCCTAAATAATCATCTGCAGAGTTTCGCATGACCAACATGTTATTACTCTGAGACTCGCGACGAACTTCGTTTGATTCAACCACAAAAAATTCGTCTATCTTATTACTAGCTGATCTTAATCCATAAGTTTCGTCAAATGACAACATTTGACCTTTGCTGGCCATGACATCCAGCGTAGAGTCTATCATTTTTTTGTTAGGCTCTGTGGCAAATATATTAGGAAGTAAATTTACATTTTTTACTTTCGTAGCAATTTGCTGTGCTGGTTTTTTAGTTTGTCTGCTCATCGGCTGATCCTAATATTACTATCTGTAATTTCATTAATAACAATAATGTCATTGACTCCGGCGACGCTAGTTACTACTTCGTCTCTGAGAGGCTGAATTTGGAATAATATACCAAACCTACTGAATTGGCTTACTGGAACGATAACTACGCTACTGATGTCTGTCTTTAATACTGTATGTATATAAGCGGCTAATTCAGTGAAGTAAAAAATTTCTCCGAAACTAAAGTTTCCAGGAGTAAAAAACGTATCGATTGCACCAATTACTTTAGATTTAAGTTCACTGTCTGTCAGTTTGCTCTTGGGGTTTCGTACGACTTTAAACTGTGCTTGAAATTCAGGATCGGCCAAGTTGCCAAATAATGGCTTAAATTTCACTGGGTGAAAAATTACTTCGTCAGTCATCATCTTATACTTTGATATATTAGAAAAGTTTCGACGCAATTCTTCAGAAGTCTGAGTAAGTGGTATCGGGGTGTTCTTATCTGCTTTCTTTTTCCATGCTACATACTCTTCATTATAACTCTTAGTTAAAACATACACGTCGATAATATTAGTTAAGCTAGGATTTAATGTTTGGTCAATATCAACTTTGTGTTCCCATTTGAATGTCAGATCCATTTTGCCTACTACCTTGTATGGAGTAGTATAAGGTACGGCATATTCGTCTATAGGAATATCTTCTTCAGTTGGTATGATATAAGAGAAGTCGCCTTCTTCATAATCTATCATGGTTAGTTTATTATTCTGCACAATATTGATAAAGTGTTCAGGATCATCGGGTAAGAAATCATTGTCTAGGTCCAAGGGTGTTACTTTAACTTTGCTGTTGTCAGTATAGCCATCGTCGTAGACAAAATATCCACTAATTGCATATTTTTTAGTTTCCTGAATTTTTCCATTACTGCCTAGTGTTAGCAATGAAATCTTATCTCTACTCAATGATTTAATACTAGGATTAAATGTTGGCAAGAAATTAATGTTATAGAATCTTATCAATTCTTCGCTACCGAAAATGTATTCTAATTGTCTGACACTAATAGTCCATCCTGCATCTTCTCTTTCTACATTTATTAACCATGCCGACTCGTCTGCATACGAATCGTAATCAGCGTCAATATAAATTCCTTTTGTTATAACATTCCACTGTGGAACCGTGCTGTCAAATCTTAGCGCGAAAGATTCTTTGGTTGTTAATCTTTCAAAAATTATAGACCTAGTTACGTCATCAAACGTTCTTGTAAAAGGAGGAACAATACTAATAATACGATCCAATGTGGTTACAGATTTATTAATTTCCATTACACCGTTACCGTTTGTTAGTAGTCCAGTATAGGCTAGATCACTGTTCTGCTGACCTATTAGTTTTTCAACGCCTAAACCATCTCCCCTAACATCTCTTACTGTTACCCACTTGGTAGCCCCAGTAGGATCTTGAAATTTAATCAATGATCCGGGACGAATAGAACGTAAAGGACCAACTGTAGTAAACCCTAGCTTTTGTGGTTCTTTATTATTGTTAGATTCGCTAATATACCCGTTAGAAGAATCAGCATCGTTGTAAGCCACTCTCCAGCGATAATCAGGCACCTTGTATACTTTGGTTCCTACTGCATGGAAACTCTTTGTTGTTCCAAAGGCTGCTCGTTGAACTCCGATAAAACGATTACCGTCTACATAAGAATATGTAAACAATTCATTGTCAATTTGAAGTAGGCCGCCGTCTATGTCAAAGCTGTCATAAGGATCCAGCGTATTGATACTAGATACTGTTAACGTATCGATGATTTGATTTGTGGAAACTTCCACTGTCAATGGAGAATTATAAATTGTCTTCTCAATATCGACCGTTGGAAAGTATGTAAGTGCTTCCTCTCCAGTGACACTTGTTAGATTCAGTTTACCATAATAAAAGTTTAGTAGTCCTAAGTCACTTAATTGTCTTTCGATATATTCATCTAGCAAGTCAACTGTTCTTCGACTGTTATCATCGGCCACAAACATATTTTTTACACTCTCGCTACGATACATATATCCGTCATCTGCTAGCTCTACTACCGGACGGCTTTTGCCAGTTGGGTCTTTTAGGTCTACATATCTACTGTGTCCACTAAAGGTTCTGTTTTCTGCTTTTAGAATTAAAACATCACTGTTAAGTGTTGGTAAAAATCCATTATAGTCGTCGCCTGTAACCATTCTATTTTTAGTATAGAACGCTTCAGGTGCATTTTGTTTAATTTCTTCAAGAGTTTCTGCTGGCAATCCAGTTACCATATTCTCTTGAAGTTCAAGTGTCATTGATAAGAAGTGACTTTGATTGTCTGCATTTACATACTCAATGTCAACTGATACATTAGAAACTTCTCCTGCTTTAACTCTTACATAGCTGTTTTGAGATAAGCGATACCATATTCGAATATTACCGGTTGGGGGATTAGTAAATGTTCCATCACCGAACTTGATGCTGGTAATATCGTTGTCGCTATAAATTACTTCGTAAATATTCTTATCTGCTCCACCGAACTCATTGATAACAATGTTACTAAAATCCAAGTTACTGACACGTTTCCATGTCTTAACAATGGCGCCAGATTCGTCTATAGTCTGCACAAAGAAATCTTCTTCGCTGATATTGCCAGTTTCTGACAAATCGATAATAGCATTAGACACAGGATTTAAAAGTGTTTCTACTGTGTTAGTCATATATCCTTCTTTGGCGAAAAAGAAGAATCCAGTTCTTGTGCTGCCTACTCCTCGGCCGTCGTTGCGATACATTACTGTAAAGCCGTTTTGATAGCCAGGATCACCTTGTGTTATAAGACCAGTTGAATCTATATCAACGGGTAAGATGTCGAAGTTTAAATTAAGTCCATCAGTTTGCACCGAGATAGGATAGTTATTAAAGCTGGCAGTATTATTAAAACGATAAACTTCAAATATATTTGAATTAAGTTCGCTGATTGCTCGTTTAATAGGCGTTCCGAATTTGTTTAAACCAGTAAAAGCAGCATTCATAATACGAATAAAACGCTCATATTCTAATTCGCTGGGATCTGCTCCCCACTGTATTAACTGACTAGCCAGATTGACGCCGGTGCTGTCTAATATTTGTTCTGTTGTTGTAACGCTGGTAACTTTTAAGAAGCCGCTAGCAGGGCGCACACGCTTGGGCTTGTAGCTGAGCATACGTGCAATACGTAATACGCTTTCGCGTTTTTCTGCTGTATCTAAAATGTTTTCTCTAGCATTCAAATCCATACGGAATGCAAGGTTTTGTCCAACATAGGCTACTAAGTCTAGCAATGCAATAAATTCACTGTTTTGAATGTAATCATTAAACTCTTCCGGATAGTTTGTTTGCATGTAGTCAATCATGCTTTGACGTAGGGTGTCAAAGTCGTAGCTGACAAAGTTGGCGTTTTTAAAGCTGGTATAAACCATGCTCCAATCTTCTGCGCCGTATAAATTCTCTTGACGTATGGCTTTTGGCATTGGTTATCCTTGTTGTATGCTGGTGGCAATGTCTCTGTTGAACGTGGCCACTAATTCTGTTAGCGTAGCACTGGGAATATAATTTAACAAAATAATAACTCTGATAGTATGTTCTTCTTCTTCAACTCGGATATCTTGTAATTCCAGGCGTGGATCTTTGGTAACAATTCTTTGGCTATCGTCTTTGATTAACTGCACTGTATCATCTGTTAACGGGTCAAACAATAAATCCCATACGATACTACCAAATGCAGGACTCATTACACGCTCGCCTTTGCGAGTGTAAAATTCATTTAAAATATTTTGTTTGGCCAAGTTGACATCATAGAGAGTAAAGTTTCCCCATGTTTTTCCGACTGTGCTGAAGCCTTTAAATTTACGCATATTCATATTTATTTCCAAATAATATAAGTAGTTAATGACATGGAGCTATAATGAATAAAAACGACTGGCAATCAAAAAATATTCCCAACAAAGTAGAGATATTCTGCGAAAATAATAATAAAAAGATGTCAGCTGATGTGATCAGTTTAACTGATCGGATGCTGGTGGCGGCCATTGCCGGAGTAAAAATTACATTGGTTAGTAAAAACTCCAATGGAGTTTATGCAGGACGAATGGGCGGCTTGGACCTGATTTATAAATCATAAAAAAAGGCCCTTGCGGGCCTTTTCAACCTACCGCTTCCGCGGGAGGATCATCGTAGCCTAGATACTCTGCCCAGGCCGGATCTCGCATACTGTAAGGTACAATTTTACGAGACATTTTAACCATTTGCCAATAATTGGGTTCCTTAGGAACTGTTTTTGGCTCAATTACTTTAGCACCTTTTAACCAGTTACAGGTACCACAACAGGTAACCAAATTACTCCATGTAGACCCGCCACCATGACTTTTTGGCTTAACATGGTCTAGTGTCAAGTCTTTAGCTTGGAATTGGTCGCCGCAGTATTGGCAAGTATAGTTGTCCCGAAGATACACCATTTTACGGTTGAACAGGACACGCTGACGTGGACGCACATAACGTTTGGTCATGACAATACTGGGCACTTTAATTTCCAAATGTTGGCTACGAACTGCCCAATCATCATACTCTTTGATTACGGAGACTTTATTTAGATATAACAGTTTAATAGCGTAGGTCCAGTCAATAACACTGGGTGGCAGCATACTCAATGGCATGCCGTCTTGGTTCAGTAATAGTGTATCGCTCATTTTATGTGACTATTTATTGTGGTGAAACAGCAGATTTACATCCGCCAAAAAACATTTTATAATCTTAAATATTAAGTGTCAACTTAGATCCACATTAACATTTAAGGAGTCTGCTCATGGACATCGATTCTTTGGAACATCATATCCGCACATTGGACAACCAACACACATCGCTCGAACGCCAAATTCACCAAATGCTACAACAAAAAAGTTGGAATGAATTCGAAATGGAAGATTTGAAAAAGAAAAAGTTGCGTATCAAAGACGAATTGAGTCAAATGTATAGGAAACGCTACGACTTAATGCAGGAACATGAATACGACTAAAACTTCAATTAAGAAAATACGCTCTGTCTTGGACGAGTTAAAAGTCAAAGCAGAGCATCATCACAACGAAGCTGTTCGCTTATATCCGCTGGGTTATCAAATTCACGACCAAACTTCTTTAGAATTAAAAAAAGAACATGCATTTCTCTCGACAGTCTTAAAACTTAAACAGGCTGAAATGGGAATTTTTTCTATAGATTCCGAAATGTATTACTTGGAGTCCCGCTTAAATGATTTAGAAAATTTTTACTTCAAGGCTTCGGAAGAAGATATGCCTTTCATTGAGATTTCAATGAAAGACATAAGAGAAAAAATATGGGATTTGAAAAAAGAAAAAAATTTATTAGAAAGCAAATCTATTGAGATTTGATATATGGGCCGCGGCCCATATATCTTATTCACATTAATAAATTGTTATTTCGCTAATAGTGGCGCCAGACTGTGAATTCGCCATTTTGAACTGTAACGTATGACCAGCATTGTTGTAATACTGAGTTCTAGAGGCAACTAGACCTGGTAGAGCTGCTTGTAGGGCAGGCCAAAAATCTTCTCTCCAAGATGCAGTATTGAAAAACCTATAGGTTTGTTTAGCAGTTGTGCTATTAATTACCTGGAATTCTGTAGGAACATTTTTCTCTTGTGCAATTCTTAGAATTTCGCTCTTCATTGCTGTGACGGCTGGGTCTGTGCTTTCCCACCAGAATGGTGTAGAAGCATCTGATCTGGTAGAAGTGAATGTAACTTCTACCAATGGTGTTGTGCTTTGTTCAGGCATATTTTTCTCCATTGAAGTATGTTAGCTGTATAGCTATAAATTTATTTATCCGAAAGACTACAGATATAAGACAATAAATAACAAAAATATGTATACTACCAGGTTCCTTTTGCCCGATGACGTCATTGATACCATGACTTATATGTATTCAAACGACCCGCACAACGTTCGAATGCAGCTTAGTTTAGGTAATATTAAGGAACTAGCAAAAAAATACTACGAAAAAGTAGTCAGCGACACTGGTTCCATTTGCGGTGTATTTGATGCTAATGATAACATTTTAGCTACTTATACCGCCATAGAATATCCGGATTTTGCGGCGTGGAGGGTTGCAGGCACTAAAGTCCTTGAACCAACCAATCACTACGCCAAAACTGCAAAAATGTTAGCGCCTGGAATTGACGCTGTCATTGATAAAATGGAGGGGAAGGGTTACTATAAGTGGTGGATGATATCTCCTGAACAGCATCATAATATTAGAAATAAAATTATGGTTAAATACAGTAGGTTGCTTGGAAGATACGAATGGTACGATGATCTAGTGATACCAGCCAACTCGGTTACAACAGGCGTTAAAAGTTTCGATGATTATCGAGAAATAATCGATTGGTCGGATACAATATCAAGAATGTTTGTATTGCGCCAGCAGCATCGAATCGAAATATTTAGAAATAAAAAATTTACTAATTACAAAGGAACACCCAATGATGAAGTGGAATGATCTAGGAGAAAACTTTAGAAAAGTTTATATTCCTGCACATATAGCAATGCTAATAGGTATAGCTAGTTTGTTTACCGGCGATACATCTTTGCACTGGTTATGGCTAGTTTATCCAGCTTGGTTCTTGACCGGGCATATCGGATTTGGAATTTTTATTCACAAATATTGGTGTCATAAGAGTTTTGAAACTTATCCATGGATCGCTCGCTTGGGCGCATTTATTGGTATGTTATGTGGCACCGGCAGTCCAGTCATGCTTAAAATATTACATATTGGAGTCCATCATCCCAATACAGACACCGAAAAAGATCCTCACACTCCACGTAAAGGTTTTTGGTGGAGTTACTTTTTATGGTTAAATCATAAATGGGATTTTAAGAAGGTCTGGCTAGCTAAAGATATTATGAAAGATCCATGGATGAAGTTTTTTCATAATCATTACTATAAAATTTATTGGGGAACATTCTTGGCATTGTGTATCATTGACTGGAGACTGGCTGTTTTCTCAATCAGTGCCGCTACTGTCATTGAATTCCACTTATCAGGAATTGTAAACACTTACGGCCATACTCCGCATCAAGGAAGTTATCAAAACTACAGCGGAGACGACAGTCAAAATATTCCATGGTTAAATTGGTTAACTCTGGGATTAGGATTGCATAATAATCATCACGGCCAACCATGGAATTGGAACTATGCCCATAAATCCGGAGAGTTTGACTTTGCACAATGGTTTGTGCCTGTAATTGCAACCGATCTTAAAATTAGGAAGAATACAAATGATAGTTGATGAACTAGCAGTCAGAAAACTTATAGCCAAACAGTTTGGTCTTAAAGTAGAAAATGTAAAGAACGAAAGCTCTTTGATCAAAGATTTAGGCGGAGACAGTCTTGATACTGTGGAATTAGTCTTAGAGTTCGAAGACCACTATGGCGTAGAAGTTCCAGAAGCTGTTGCAGAAAACATCTTTACAGTTCAAGATGTTATTGATTTCTTAAAATCTGTTTAACGCTGTAGACAATTTGCCAGGTAACTGCCTGGCACTTCAACGGTTATACCATATCTATAGTCAGTAGCAGACGGATTGGTTGCACTATGATATACACCCACCCTTGTTAGGGTGGGTCCTTTATATGTATAAGTGTAAATTTTATGGCCGCGATAGAAGAAGCTAATATCCCCTTTGTTTGATCCTAGTGGTATAATTATCGCTGTTTCCCTATTAGGATCAATGTGTGGCTCCATAGAATATCCTGGAGCGCATTTTGTAACGTAGCTATTCTTAATCATTATATCTGGAATGAATTTCAATATTTCATTAAGGGTATTGGGAAACTTTGCTATCTTAGCTACATAAAACTGACAGTCTTCTTTGTCCCCAACAAACTGTAGTTTTCCATCATCTTTGTTTTTTGCAGTAAACCAAAACTTTCGAGGGGCTGATACTATTTCATCGTAGCAGAGCTTTTCATTAATATTGTAATCAAGTTGTTTGGCAAACAAATAAGATATCATATAATTCCTTTTTTAGCTAGGTTTAGTGGGTCACCGGAGACCATTAGATTAACATTTATAGTCAATCTGTCCTCAGGGCCTTCATTCCAAATGCTGTGAAATTTACCAGTATCAATAAAATACCAATTGCCGTCGGCAGGTATCTGAAACCTTTCTCCGTTGATTTCGTACCAAGCGCCTTCTCCCCCTTGTATAGTTGCATGTAGCCTTATGCACTTATAATAAGGAAAGTCTACGTGACTGCCCAGATACCCTTTATTTTTTAACTCTAAGATACTGGCTTTGCTTATTGGTGAGTTAAAAACCGAAAATACTTTTTTAAAGTAATCATTATAAATTTCAGTGGGCTTAGTAAAATCATTTTCGTACAAATCAGGAAGTTTATTGTTGAGATGGAGATCATCTGGATACACTTCCCCTAACTCAGTATCCCTTCTTAGAAAATGATCTTCTAAGGGCTTATCTGAATCTTGTCTAGCAAAAAACCCTAGTCCTTTGTACCTATTGTATTTTTTTCCCTGAGCGTTTCTATCAATGGAAATTGTTTCTTGCTGTTGAACTATTGCTCTTATCTGTTCTTGCATCTTCGCTAGATCAAAACTATATTGTTCTGGCAACTTAAAAAAATTGTAATCTAACCTAGGATGCTCTTTATACCAATCATCTAAAGGTTTGTTATACTTTAGAGTGTCAATGACATCTCCCCACGGAGCATCAATATTGATTTTCATATTTTTTAACGTGCTCAAAAAACGGAGCTAATTTAAAGTCAGGTGTTAGGCGACCACGACGATTATTGCCCGGGTCTGGCAAGTCAGATCCTGCAGGGCTCCAGTCGGTAATCTTTACCCAAGATGTTGTATACTTTTTATCTGGTTCCACTGGGAAGAAGATAACATTCTTTTCATCGTAACCATTAATACGATTCTGTGTGCTGGCCCACTCTTTATCTATACCTAGCTGATTGCAAACTAACTCGACCATTTCGTCCCATGTCCAGTTTTCGTGTTTTTCTAAACTGTATCGGCCAACTTGTCCGACATTGCGAAAACGTAGTATAGCTTTACTGCCGAAGCCGTTGACTAATTCCAGTAATCTCTTAGGAACATTATCATTTATGCCTTTTTGTAAGATTGCACCAACGTTGACGTTCATTTTAACGGCCAAACATTCTTCCAGGGCTTTTACTTTACGCTCAGCCCATGCGCCGCCGCCATCCATGATTTTATAGATAGCGTTATCATCTCCGCCATTCATACTCAGGTAGATACTACGCATACCTGCGTCTGCTAGTTCACGAGCATATCCGGGACGAGCAACCATAAGTCCGTTAGTCATCATTGTTGGACGATGTCCTCGAATTTTAATGTTGTGAACAATATCTACTAAATCTGTTCTAACTGTTGGCTCACCACCGATCAATCTAATCTCTGCTTTATTTGGTAGTTCGTCTAATACTGCATAAAATTTGGCCACATCCAAATCTGGCACTGTTCGAATTGGAGTATAGCAGTTGGCACATTCCATATTGCATTTGTGTGTTATATCCACAAATATGCTATAGAAATGATTGTCTTTGGGCTCTAGTTCGTAGTATTGTGAGTTCATGTTACTACTTATTCACATTAAACAAGATATTGACACAAATTGAAGTCTATGCTATTATTACGCTATTAAATTTGGAAACCTGCAAATGAATCAACCTTGGCAAATTATTCGCGATTTGGAAACTCATAATCTACGCACCAACAAGGAGCAGATTATCGAAGCCAATAGAAGCAACAAAGAGTTTTTGGACGGATGCAGGCTTGCGCTTGATCCTATGATTACTTTTGGGCTTAAACAAATTCCAGAAAAAACTGGCGTAGACGGTCCTGGACTAAACTGGGATGGATTTGAATCTGTAACACTACGATTCGCCCAACGAAAAATCACTGGCAATGTAGCACGACAGGCAGTCGACACGCTGATGAATACTGCCACAGTCGAGCAATGGAATAATTGGTATCGTCGTATCCTTATTAAGGATCTTCGTTGCGGTGTCAGTGAAAAGACTATTAATAAAGTCGTCAAAAATACTATCCCTGTATTCAGCTGTCAACTTGCACATGACAGCACCAACCATGAGGAAAAGGTATGTGGCAAAAAGATAATCGAAGTCAAACTGGATGGAGTTCGAGTAATCACAATCGTGTATCCGGATGGCCGGGTGGATCAGTTCAGTCGCAATGGCAAGGAACTGCTAAACTTTGGTCACATCAAGGACCAACTCAGCGCAGTGGCGACTGGTTTCTCGGAGCCTATGGTTCTAGACGGCGAAGTGATGTCAAGTAGTTTTCAAGACTTGATGAAGCAAGTGCATCGCAAAGACAATGTCAATGCCAAAGATGCCATCTTGTATCTTTTTGATGCTGTGCCTCTCAAAGAC